ACTAAAAACTCTTGTATCTTTAAAAACTTGTTCATCGATTTTCATATCTGTTTTAGTTCTTACATATTTTTGAAAATCAATTATTTTTTCTCCAAGCTCTTCAGATGGTTCACCAATAAAAACAATGTCGATATCCCATGTATAATTATATGGAAAATTACTCCAAAGATATGTTTCCCATTTATCGAATATTGTTAGAAAATTATAATCTTTTAAACATTCTATAAATGTATCAATTTTTGGTGGCATTATGTTGTATCATCTTCAAATGAATATACTAATAAGTCAAACGTTCCAGTTCGTGTATAAAGTGTTACTATACTATTATTATCTTGATTTGCTCTTAATTGCACAGCAATTGTTCCAGCTCCACCTGAATGAATATAAGCAGCTGTACCATTAGTATCTCCAATACCTTCAGTATGGACATATAACATAGCACTTTTATCAATATTATTATCAGTTCCAATATTACCCCAAGGAGAGTTGAATGTTACATTATTGCCAGCATTTGAATTTAAACTATCTACTGATGTAGCTCCTGTGACTGAAGTTCCATCTGCAGATAAATCACCAGCATCTATTTGACCTGATGTATCAAATGCTTGTCTTATTTCTGCTTCACCGCCTACTCCAGAGCCTGTATCTCGATATAAATCCATTGTGTTAAATACAAACCGTGCTTCTAAATTACTTAATGTACCAGTATAAGTTACAGATTCTTGGTCTGTAGTAATAGGTGAAGTACCAGGCCCACCTGCAAGTGTATTAATAAAGAAAAAATCAATTCGTTTGTTTGCAACTAAATGTCTGATATTTACTGTTGTGGCAGCTGCAACGGCATTTGAATTTAAGCTTTCAGTATCCATATTAAAAATTGAATTTACATTTTGGGAAGGTGTGCTTGGACTACCCCAAGAGAATGAGCTATAGCCGTAAAATTCTGCCATACCATCTGGAGTGCTTTTTCCTGCTGCAGCTGAGACTGCGCGTAATGAAATATTGCTATGACTACCAGAGCCAAAATAATCTCCGTCAGTAACTTCTCGTTTAATTCCTAATAAGCTTACTGTTCCTGATGATGGTACTGCCATTATTTAACTATTCCTGATATTAAATCTTCAAAGGCTTCTACTTTTTCTGTCCTATTTGGCCAATAAATATAATCCTTTTCTGGGTTTGCTTTTAAATTTGATAATAAAGGTAATATTGCATTATACAATTTATTTAACTTCTCTTCGTTTTGTTCAGCCGATGCTGCAACGGTAGAAGCTTCTGTTGATAATTTTTGTACTGCCTCTAATTCATTTTCATCTACAGCAGTAAATCCAAAATCAAATTGGTCTATATCTATACTCATAGTTGTTCCTCTATATTATTATATTTATAATGTCTAGGTACCTCTTTAGTTTTATCTTTATGTATTTGTGTATTACCATGACTAGGAGTTTTCTTTCTTACTTTTAATTTACCGAATATCTTTTCCCAGTTATCAGCATATAGTTCTTCATTAGAGTTTCTTCTTTTAGAACCTTTTCCGCCATGCCATTGTTTATTATCCATAATAATGCCAGAATACTGCTGCACCAGCAATTAAACCAATTGCAGCAAGTGTTGCTATAACTCTTCTTCTAAACTGTTTTTGTTGTTTCAGTCTATATTTAGTTAACATGTCCATTAGCTAAAAACAACTCCGCCGCGTCTTACTAATTCGTTTTTAATTTTTTGTTTGTCTTTTGGTCTAGTATTTGATGCGTTATATTTTTCTATCAACTCTTTTTTAGCAAATCCTTTTATATATGGATGAACCGTTGTAGCTTTCTTTGTAGCTCTGTCTATTGTTGTATGTGATTTTCCTAATTTTATTGGCATAATATACTCCTATTTTATTCTTTTAACGCTTCCTTTAAGGTCTGCTAAATATGCAAACATTTCAACTGTAGGAAACTCTTTCTTCAAATCAAGTAATGCAGTTAAGTTTTCTTTATGGTCATCAAATAATCTTATTCTTGCATACTCACCAGTTTCTAAATACTTTCTAAATATAACTTTTTTATTTTCAGCACTTGAACCACTCATATTACCAGCTCTTTCTACATATACATCTTTCATTGGTAATCCATGCGATTCTAAAGTTTTAATAAAAAGTTTTTTATCGTCCATGTTAGCTCTTGCTGTGACAATAATAACCTTTGAACCTTTTCGTGTAGCATTACGTATAATAGCTTTTGCTTTTTCTATCATACGACCAATTGGTGTAGCTGTCTGATAAAATATTTTTGCTGATTTAAACTCACCATAATCATACTCTTCATTGTTTCTTAACTTATATGTATTAAACTCTTGAGGAGTTAAGGCTTTTGTTTTTCCAGTATTCGTATTCTTTACAATTACACGAGCTTTTGATACAAATAAAGTATCATCTATATCAAAGATAGTTAATCCTTTACCTGCTCTTTCTGCTAAAAACTCGTTAAACTTTTTCATAGATATATTATACCATACTTTTTTATATTTGTAAATATCTATTTATAAGTTTTTTAGGTGCAGTGGGTTTTTATTGCTTCAATTTTATCGTGTGCATCAGCTATCTTTTCGACTTCTTTTTCAATAGTTTCCACAAAGTCAGAGTGTTCTCCTATCCCTGCTGAATTCCTTTGATAAACTAATATATTTGCTTTTGCTACTTCTATTTCGCCTTCTAGTTTTTTAATTAAAGCTTTTAGTAAAAAATTTTCTACCATATTACCTCCCAAATAGTTTTCTTCTTTTATACTCATTGATTGTATTTATCAAATCTTGTGTCCAGTTATCTCTATCTTCTACAAATACTTGTGGACCTTCATCACCAGCAATACAAACAACTAATTGTTTTATAGGCATACCAGTTCTTTCTTCCCACATAATAGCATAAGCTGAACATTGCATAAAGTAAGAATCTATCCATTCTTTCTTTTTTAATTTACGAGATGTTTTCCAATCTATAATAGAATCAACTCCTTTCCATTGACCAACTAAATCTACTCTTCCTGCGAGTCCTAAATGTTTAGAAAATAGTGGAGCTTCTTGTTGATATACCTTAGTAACACATTCATCTAAGACAGGTTGTATATCTTTAAATGTTTGTATATTGTGAGGCATTTCGTCTTTAATATATTCAGGGTCATTTGCCACGTATTTTTCTATTATATTATGTACTGTTGTTCCACGAGTACTTGCAATACGAGATATCCTATTCGCCTCTTCCTCACCTACACGTGCGCGCCACGCTTGTATAGCATGTTCAGATAGTATTGAAAGTACTGTCGTAACTGATGCGTACTTATTTCCTTCTGGGTCTGTGTAAAATCTGCCTTTATCGCCTGTCACAGCTTCAAGGTCGTTATATCCTAAGTCAATAGGTTCATGTTTAAATTTCATTTTGTTTTTATATTATCTCTGAGTCTTGGTGGCATTCCTGATTTAATTCTATCCTGTACTTCTTTCCATCCAGAACCAGCTCTTGATAATACTGATTTACCACCATCATGGTCAATATTCATAGTTGAATAATATGATTGTATATTTGGATTTTCTTCTAAGTATTTTACTTTACTATCATATGACATTATTTTTTCAAATACTTCTCCAGTATCTTTATTTTTAAACTCATATGTTGGCATTTAACATTTCTCCTAATCGATTATATGTTGATGGTATATCATAACAAAGATAATCATATATATACCAGATTAAAAATCTTCTACTGGCTCTTTGATTATACCACGACATATCTTTTATATATCCTTTTAATTCAGTTAATATTCTTAAATCCTTTGTTATCCAATGATAATCAGGATATCCATAAGAAATAATTGGAACATCATGCATCATACATTCAATACCAGCAGTAGAATTCTCTATGATTGCTACTTTTGTTTTGGGTAATACACTATGAATTGATACATAACCGGTTATGACTTGATGTCCATCATTTCCCCATTGTAATATTGTTTTATTTAAATCTTTTATAATGTGAGAAGCTTTGCTAATTCTTGGATGTAATTTAATAACTAAGTTTTCATCTTTTAACTTTTCAATTATTTGACACATTTTATCCCAATGATTTCCAAAGCCAAAACCTTTTACTGTTTCATCTTCTGGCATTTGGCCAACAATTAATATATGGTCATCTTTTAATTGACCAATTGCTTCTTCCCATTTAAACAATTCAGCACTATCCCATTTATTAGCTCTTCGACTAACCATTTCTTGGATTTCATTCCATTCTGTATTATCAACAACTCTATTTTCAAATTTTGGTTTATCAAAAGTAATAGAACTACTATTTGCATAGCCTAATGTATCTATTTGAAAATGTTTACCTGTAGGTGCTGTTGGTTTAAAAATAATAGAATTTTCTGGCATATCAGGTTCTAAATCTCGTGCAGTATGATTGTAAATATGTAGGTCTGCTTCTTTAGATGTTGATTTTGTATAGCCCATCATATCCAATGAATGTCGTATACAATCTGCGGCATAAGCAAATTGACCATTAAAGGTATATCTATGTTCATGGAATTTATACTGCATGAAACCATTTTGGTACAGGTCTTTTTGACCAAACCATTTTAAATCTTTCTTGTTTTGTTTGATAAAAAGCTCTGTATGATTTAACAGCATCTTCCATAATACATTCTGGATTAGAGCCCATTGCCAATTTAAAAGGCGTCAATTGACCAATTGGTATATTATTTGGACATTTAGATAAGATGTTACGTAATTTAGTATCTGTTGAATGCGTTTTACCATATCGATACTTGTACTCATCACATAGTGCAATAAAATGTTTATAGTGCCAATTATAGTTTTCTGATGATTCCATAGTCCATATTGTACATGGATGTCCCATGTGTACAGCTTTGTAAAGAGTAAATTCAGTATCATTATCCATATACCAATACTTTACCATAGTCTTACCAGACTTTGAAGCTTTTCTGCATTGGTGGCCATCAAGCATACGATGCGCAGTTGAAAGCATTTGCCCTGATTCTACAATCATTTTAACAACATGTTTATCACACTGCTGTTGTGCTGCTATAATTGGATTATTGTCAAGTATAAATAAATTCATAATATATATTATAACATATTTTCTATGTTTTGTAAACTATTTCTTTTTCTTTTTTTTATGTAGTTTAGCGTATAGTTTATGTTGTCTTAATTCTCGTATATCTTTCACTAGTCTTCTTTTTTTTCTTGCTCTTAAAGACTTTACCATTCTGTCTCCGTGTTTAGTTAATTCCATAGTAATCTCCTGTAATTAAATTAAACATAACAAAATAGATTATTCGATGGGCGTACCTCCTATTTAACTATTAGGTTTGGAAATGCATCACAAACTAATTTTTTTGTGATACCCTTGTATTTCATTTTTTTGTCCTTTGCAGCTATGAGCAATTCAGCTTCATCGACATGAAGTGTTTCAAGCAAATTTAAAAATAAACCTTCTCTTTTTAGAGGTTTCATTTTATTTGCTATTGGACCTTTAAAGAAATACTTAAATTGAGTATAAGCTTTATTCAATATAGTATATTGATAATCTTTAGGAGCGTCATCTTGACGATAATTTGGAGCTCCTTCAGGTAAAGCTGATACAATTGTATCATCATACTGAACTCTCAATATGTCTGTAAGACCTGGTGATTTATTAAGTTGAAGGAATTTAATCCTTTCGTCTCTCTTTATGATTTTGCCTGCTTCTTCCAGGACTTCTGATATTAATTTTCTTCTAGCCATTGTAAAATTCCTCCACGACTTCAATCAAATGATTACATCTTTTCTTTATTAAATAGTTTAATATTTTCATATTTGGTGTCTTTGCTTGACTGTTAAAATTATTTATAATAGATTCTTGTATGTCTTCTGGTATATCTGTTAAATCAATAAGCTTTTTATTCCTTTGATAGTTACGATATATCTCATCATCCATTTGTTCTCTTAAATTGTCTGAATGTTCTAACCAACTATCAATCCTTGTTTGTCTTAGTGGTGTTTGAGAGTTTTCACTGATAAATGTATCATCAGCTGATAAAACATTTGGTATACCATCACCACTATCTCCTCTCATAATATGATTAAATAAGTATGTTCTTGGATTTTTATCTGTGACAAATTTCTTTTGTATTGGTGACCATTGTTTTACATTTTTGTATTTTTGTAATTGTATAAAGTCTTTGTCTGAAGATATAATCATTACTGGTTCATCTTGTCCAAACTCTTGGGTTTGCATTGCAAGTGTACCAATAATATCATCAGCTTCTACACCTTCCATGTGTATAACTTTATATGGTAAATAATCTCTTATTTCATCTCTGACAGTATGCAATATTCTAAATATTTCTGTCCAATCTTGAGATGATTCATCTCTATTCTTTTTACGAGCTGCTTTATATTCTGGAAAGAATTCTTTTCTCCAAGTGTTCATGCCATCAGCACATATGACAACCTGGCCATATTCATCTCTGTATTTTTTATTATACATACGAATACTATTTAATATCATATGTCGTATCATATTTTCATCATTTAATTTTTGCACTATAATATTACTTAGTGCAATTTGGCTATAATCAATCAGTATCATCTTCATCCTCTGGTTTAAAATCAAACACTAAATCACTATCACTTGGCTCAAACGTATATTCTGCTAACTGATGATTTGCTTGTTCGTTTAATAAAATCATTTCTTTTATTTTTATATAGGCATTATCCATAGTTTGATGTAAACCATGTGGCATATTATACCATCTGTTAAACATTGCATTTAACATATTTACAATAACAAACATATCTCTTGACTCTTGTTTAGTTTCATCTCTAAAATCCATTTCCATAAAGTCTTCTGATATTTCACCAGTATTAATAAATTCTTCTAATACTTCTAATAAATAATGTGAACTATCAACACATCTATTACTTACTTCAGTTAGAATTTCTGTATCTTGTTTTAGTTCTATTTCCTTTTGAGTTGGAAACTTTAGTATTTTTCCCATATAATATATATTATATCATACTTTTAGTCATTTGTAAACAAGTTTTTCACACTTTTTGAACCAATCCTACAATTAATTATACCATTATAATATTGTTCTGAAAGTAAAACTTCTCTTTCAAATTGTTCTTTAGTTTCCATATAAGCGCATTCACCTTTTGTTTTACATAAGTGTAGTATTTCTCTATAAAACATATCTTTACCACACTGAGCTACATCTTCTTGTAAATGCTTATTTGAACCCCAATAATCTTTCCAATCTGATTCGACCTTTAATCTTTGTCTACGTTTTCTTTTTTTGGTAATAGGAAGAGTCTTAGCTTTCCAAAAGAATTTTTTACCAATATATTTTTTGTTTGTTGCTCGATTAGTGATACAATAGACAAACCCATACCACTCCTTTCCATATCTTTCGTAAGTAAAAGGTTCATCAGGCTCAAACTTTAGTCCTTGATATATCCAATCATTCATTAAAATCTAACTCGTCAGCATCATCATCAGTAGGTTCACCACAATGAGGACAAAAATTAATCTTTAATTCTTTTTCATCTGGTTTTATTACAATACGTGAATAACAATATTCGCATTCTAATATCATAACTCTACGCTAGTCAACTCTTTTAATTCTGTATATCCACCAATCTTTTGACCATCTAAAATAATTTGTGGAAATGTTCTAGCACCTGGAAATTTTTCCATTAACTCTTCTCTTGTAAAATCAAAGCCTAATAGTTTATATTCATAATCCATTTTCTTTTGTTCGCATAATGATTTTGCCATATCGCAATATGGGCAATTATCTTTTCCGTATATCTCTATCATACTAAATGTTTCTCCCTGTCTTTCTTTGCAGTATATACTGTTCCGGTTTTTCGACCATAATAAGGTTCTTTTTCAATTCCCTTTGTTCCTTCTGCACTTATTAATAATGAAATAATTGCATAAAAGCTTGCAATAATTCCTACAGCTAATATTACCCCGTCCATAATCCTATCATCTTAAACATAAATAACATAAACCCAAATACACAAACCTGTATAATAGATGCTACAGTAATTTGTTTCATTGGATGTACATC